ATCTTGAGCTGTTAATTTCTCTGTGGTTGTCTCTTTAAAGTTAGCTACGTCGCCACTAATCTCACCAACTTCTGCTTTAATTGCTTTGAGTTGTGCGGTGTCGACTTTATCCGTTACAACTTCTTTTAATCCTTCGACTTCTTTAGTTCTTGCTGCCGGTGAAGATAAATTACCCGTAATCATTGCTTTATGGTTCTCAATGGTCAGTGTAACCCTCTCACCATCTTCAACATTTATAACTGTAGAGACGGGAGTCAAGCTTTCACTTCCGTCAATCTTAACAGAAACGGTACCGCCCTCTCTATGAACGGTACCGGTTAAAATGGTAGGAGTTTTCGTCTCCTCTTTCTTATTTACAGCAGCAACAAAGTCTTTTATAACTTTCTTATCAAGACTCATTATAAATCACCCCATAACTGTTTTGTGAACACACCAGTCTCTTCAACCTGACATGCAGCATCACATGGTATAGACTGACTTGTTATTTTTACTTTCACGTTTTCTAATCCGGCTCTTTCGTAATTCAATCGAACGCAATCACCAACTCGAACCGGATAATAAGCATGTTTAAATGTAACTTTGTATTCCAAAGTCGATTTAGCCTTCAATAGATTCTTTGCATAAGTATCTAAGATAGATTGAGACACCGTTCCAGTGATGTTTGGATTGGTGTCTCTATATAAAATCTCTCTTCCTCTATTTACAGTTGAAGTTATGCTTGTCGGATCGTTATTCTCTATTCGAGACTTGAAGAATTGATTGTCACCCGAATAAATAACCTCTACCACATTTGGAACCCCATACAAATCGTATTCCGTGCTAATACTAGGCTGAAGAATCGAATGCTCATCATCTCCAAAAGTAACGACCGGCTGCATTGCCTCTAGCTCTCGTTTTGGAGAGAATGTAACAGTTCCCATCTCATCAGTAGAAAAACTGAAATCAGCCTTAGCAATCAAATCAGAATTGAAACTCAACCATGTATCGTCAGTATTTGATACAAAATTCTCAACCAGAGTCTTCTTGCTCTCTGTTATGATCAATGGTGCTCTCATATGTTCCTGAATATTTTTGCAAGCATTCTCCATAATGTTCGCATTCTTCATTACAGTAAATCCATACGGTGGTAATGTTTCCTTCAACTCCACTAACGGCATATAAGCATCTACAGACATGATCGCAATCTTGCCATCAAAGTCGTTTCCAGGAGTTTGTGCAAGCACTGTCGCTAATGGAAACTTCTCAGTAACTCCTTTTTGAATTACTACCATGTATATACGAACATAGCATTCATTAAGCGATTCAGTGACTTCCAAAGTAGCATGACCATTCGTAGCTTCACTGCTATCTCTTTCAATTGTACTTGATTTGACACAGGTTATTCTGGATTTGTCGCACCAAGAAAGAGGATCTACGAGATAATACTCATAGGTCCTCTGCATAGATTTAGTCCAATCTGGCATTAAGCATCCCCCTCTACCCTAGTAAGTGTCAGCGTCACCGGAATGACTAATGTATTATGTGTTTGTTCGAATGATACTGCTACATTCGCCCAGTATCCGCTTCCGGAAGGCTCTCGAACATAGCAATCACCCATATAAATGCTCAATCTTCTAAGCATACTCAATGTATCCATATCAGTCTTCGGAACATCTGTCTTCCATGTTGACGTAACTCCAAGCTGAGTACCATAATAACTGACCGGATGCTGTCTACCAACATACTTGATGCATTCAACGTCTTTGTCATTGCTATCAGATATGTCGATATTATAAGGAAGCTTTAAGATATTGCCGAGATAAGTAGGATCGTTGTCCATGTCACTTGCACCAGCATATGATTCATTCGGGTAATCAGTATCAGTCCACTGTTCACCCCACTGAATAATGATCGGTACTGGGTCAGGTGCTAATGCTGTTCTGACAGGTTCCGCATCCGTATCATTGTATACAGATGCACCGGTAATTGTTGAAGTTGCTACGATTCGATACTGTACCTGGTTTAGTGGTGGATGAGGGTCGTGCAACCAAGTTGTTCTGGTGTTCGCTACTTGCGTTTTGTTGATCTTGGTGAACGTACCATCGTAATTGATACGGTAGACGTCCAATATAACGTTCTCCGCCAATCCATATACCTGAGGATTTTCAAGCTCATCGCTATCTCCATCAGGCTCTTCTGGAATTTCTATCGTCGTATCTTCACAATACGGACAAATCTCGATCGACATGGTTTCAGGATCAATATCACTCATGATTACCTGCGGACTAAGTTTTGTGTCGTCCATGTTAACCCAACGAGTAACTGAATAAGATGCAGATAAACCAGATTCCATATACACTGTGCATTTGAAACTGTAATGCATGGCGTTCTCAAGATGAACATCTGTAGCCACAATATTAAAAGATCCGGTTTTATCTTTAGCGTCAATAATTTTGGAAAATACTTCATCATCCTTGAATACCATTACTCGTGTACCGTCATATGTATCATACCAGTAATTCTCCTGAGCAAAGATTTGTATGTGGAACGTTACCGGTATCTGTGAAGTAGGCCCGGTTATATATCCCATTTTGATTGGGAATGATGTGATGTTCTCGTTTGTACCGTTGACGTCCAAACTGATTGTCGGTTTGGGATAGATGTCGATAGTTCTTTCTTCAGACCAGTCACTCCAGTACTGATCAGCGGTCATTGCTCCTTTAGTTCGAACTTTCCAGTAGATTTTGCTTCCCTCAGCATAATCGGACACATCCAATTTATACTCAACGGTAGCATCTCTTTCGTCTCCGACACGAGTATTCTGCCATGTGAGAGTCTTTGATGAGCCATTCACGGTAACCATAATCTGAGCCCAGGTCTGACTTGAGCCGTCAGTTGCATTATGTACCCAGTACAAGATCGGCGTTTCACCGACACCAACTTTAGTCGCCGAAGACCATGTAGTCGGTGCCGATGGTTTCTTACCGATTGTAAGTCCAGTGTAACCGGAATATGGCGACTCTCCTCCACTGTTCTTAGCTCTTACTTGAAAATACCAGGTTTTACCAAGAGCCAGAGTTGAATTGTTTGCGAATGTATAAGATGTTGACTTATCAGACGTTGAAACTGTTGATACACCATCAGATTGTCCAAATAATGACGGATCATTTGTATATGCAATTTCATAGCTTGTCGCGGTTGGTGATGCGTTCCAAGAAACACGTACATCGGTTCCATCTACACCAACAATTACAGCGTTGATTCCGGTGGGTGCTGGCGGATATGTTACAATGTCTGATGAATAACCAGACCACTCACTGTATGCATTGTATGTAGAACTATAACCTCGACATCGTACTTTATAAGTGTTACCGGGATTAACTCTACATGATGCTTTAACTGTCTTAATATTGGTTTTCTGAAGCAAGCCTGATGCAAAATATTCCCAACCATTATTAGCCCATACCTGAAATTGAATATGGGTATTCTTCAGATTATCGTCAGTTATTTCGAAATCCAACTGCAGATTATCAACAGCATTTATTGTTGCTGATGGTGCTGATGGAACTGCAGTTTTATTAGCGTTGATACTGAACCAATTTGATATCTGTGTCCCACCTTTATAAGTGGCATTGGTTGTCTTTTGTTTCTTTTTAGCCGTTTTGTTCTTATAATATTTATAAGTTTTTCCTACAACTGTCACTTTGACTGCTACTTCGACAGCGTCTGATGGCGGACTATAAATAATGTTATATATAGCATCAGTACTATTTGACGCTCCATTTGCACCGGCCTGAACGGTGTCAGTGGAACCTTCGATTCTTCGATTTCCTACTTTATACAGCCATTGAAGCTTATATTCTTTAACAGCTTTTGAACGCCTCTTCAAGTTCATGTTGAACTGGGCGACAACCTGCGTATTACTTCCTGGAGTAAACGATATAACAGGTTTTGATGTGCTGTATACGGTTTTATCAGTTCCTGTTCTATATCCCATTATGCCCTCCCGTTCATCTTAACTGCTCTTACCAATGTCTTAACTGCATTTGCCGTTGTACTTCCGTCATCATACGTAACACCATTTACTGTGTATACGTTCTGCGGTCTGTCAAGGATATCCTTACGAAGACCGTTAATTGCTGAGACAATGTCAGAATTATCTCCATTTTGATTTATTCCAAAGGATGCTCCAGCCATAGCCATGTTCTGTCCAACTGTGAGATTTGTCATCATAGTATTTATACGTTGGATACCTGCTCGAACCTGAGAATCGTCAATTACTGGAGTAATGGTTGGGGATGTGTCAAGTCCGCTGCTCATAAGAGCCGAAATCATGTCAAGTGAATTCTGTAATCCTGCTAATGATGCAGTTGCAACATTGGAACCAGCGGACTGAGCTGATTTCTGACCGTCAGAAAGGGCATTTGTCAAACCTTGTACAGCATAATCACCTACCGCATAAAATTCTCGTGAGGGTGAGTGAATGCCAAGTCTTGCTTTTGCGGCTGCCAAAGCTTGTGCTGCAACATTCGAAGCGGCATTGATTGCACTGGATGCTCCTGCTCCGATACCTCCAGCTAAACCAGCACAAAGATATACACCTGCTGAATAATATCCGCCGTAATGTGCTTTTGCTGCTGGTAAACCTGCTGATGCTACATTCGAAGCGGCACTGACAACTGAACCTCTACCTGCTGTAATAGCTGATGCAAAGGATTTGATCATGCTACTACCAAGTGTCTTAAACGATGCGTTCAAGGACGTACTTCTGGTCTGTACGGTGCTAGACAATCCATCAAACAGTCCACTCATGGCTGATGTCGCTCCAGATGACGCGGAAGTAATAGAACTGCTCACTCCAGACATCGTATCACCCATGGAACTACTCATGTTCTTCAGATATGACTGCATTCCACTTGTATCAAAGCTTCCCTGACATTTAGACATAGTGTTATACAGCTTCTGAATCGATGCGGACACAGCGTCCATCTTACCAGTATCTACTGTATTGACATACTGACCAAATGCATTGAGTTTAATACCGAACTGAACTATGGTGGTGCCGAATGTATCGATTCCAGTAAGCCCTGAAAGTTTAGTATTCAGATCTTGCATCTTACTTCCAAGTGTATCTACGAACACAACAAGATTTGATGTGTCGATGGTCTGTCCTGCTGTCTTACTACACATGTCATAGAAGACCTGCATTGCTGTTGAAACAGCTGTAATCTTACCGGCATCCACAGAAGCAATCTCTGAATAGAATCCAGTAGTAAATTGTGTGCCGAACTGCATAAGGTTCTGAGCAAACGTTGTGAGATTTGAAGATGCGGCAGCAAAGCCATTATCTGCTCCCATACTGTTTGCAAGTGTGACCAGTTTCTTGGTAACATCCATAACGGTATCCATCTGACCACCATCGATACCTGATGCTGAACCCGAGAAATCAGAAAGACTTGTTCCAAATTTCTTAAGAGATTCACCGAATCCGCCAATATCGTTATTGCCTGTAAACCAACTGATAAGACCACCAGATGTAGGAACATCGTTTGCAAGCTGTGTCATCAGCTCGCCAGCTCTCTTAGCAGCTGCAACAGCATCTTCGTTTATAGCATTATCACCGGATACAGAACTTGAGAAGTCGCTCATGGCTTTACCAAAAGCTTTAATGCCTTCTCCAAAGCCAGACATATTCTTCCAACCTGTGATTTTCTGAATAATACCGTCTGTTTCTGGAAGAGCGTCATTGAGTTTCGCAAGACCTTGAGCTACTTTAACCACACTCTCAAGATTTCCAGTATCAGTGATATTTGCTGTAGATTCGGCAAAGAATTTCATCGCATCGCCAAGATTAGAAGCTCCTGTTGCGAACAGTGATAAGTCTTTCGATCCAAGCCAAGCCTGAAGCTTACCACCGGTTGCTGGAAGTGCATTATTCAGATCAGAAATACTCTGAGCTACAGACACAACGTCTTTCATGTGTCCGGTATCAGTTATACCCTGCGTTGCATTATAGAAAGATGTAAGTGCTGCGCCAAGTGAAGTAAGATTCGTACCAAGACTTGCGAGTGAGCTGTTACCGGTGAATTTCTCGAATATTCCATCAAGTATACCAGAACCAACAAATGAACCTATAGCAGATGCTAAAGTTCCAGCTGCCGTCGCACAACTCGGGTCAAGGTTCGAAAGCATGTTGAAGAATTCAGCTCCATTTTGAGCAAATCCAGACAGATTGGAACCTATAGCTGGTAAACCAGAAGTAGCGCCAGCTGCGAATCCTCCGACTAGAGAACCAACTGCGTCTCCTACTTTATAGAGAACTGTCTTGAGATAATCAAGTGCAGAGTCTACTTTTCCTCCGGTAAAATTATTCACTAAAGACAGAACTCCTCCAAGCGCTGTCATTAAAGTTGACAATACACCGACGAAAGCCACTAATCCAAGAGCTGCGGATGCTGCGGATGCTGGGTTTACGTTGGTTACTGTTAGAACCGCACATGCCGCCGCTACAGCTCCCAATACTGCTGAAAGGCCAAGAGCTACGTTCAACACTTTATCTGAGTTTGGTATGTTTGCCAGCACACCAAGAACCACTGCCATTACGGAAACGACCCCTGCCATAACAAGCAGACTCTTTCTGGCTCCGATGATGTTTTTGGATTGTGATTCTACAAGAGTAAACATAGCCATGAGTAATGATATTGCGCTTGTGGCCCATATCAATTTTCCAGTATCAATCATAGACAGCAACGCTACTGAACCGGCTAATACTCCTATAACGACTGCCATACTCATAAGCGGTTTAGCATTTATCGTTTTCATTTCGCCAGAAAACTTTGTCATGAGTGTCGCAATGGCAGCTAATGCACCAATAGAAACGACGGCTTTTACAATATCGCCCTCATCGATGCCAGCAATCAGCTTCATCGCTCCTGCTAATATAAGAACACCAGCAGACATTGCAAGTATTCCCTTGCCGAGCTTATCGCTATTACCACCTCCGGGAAGTTTCGAAATTCCCATCAGAGCAGTATACAGTACTGTAACAAGACCTAATGTGATGATTCCTTTGGCTATGTCACCGTTATCCATTCTTGCTATCTGCTTAATGGCGGTAGCTATGAGAAGAAAGCTTGCCGAGATTGCAAGTATTCCTTTACCGGCTACCTGTGCATTTTTTCCGGCCAGACGTGTAGCAAGCATAACTCCAGAAAGAACTATCATGACTGCGGTTAAGCCGCCCAATCCTTTTCGTATTTCGTCTGGATTCATTTTCGCAAGCTTCTTAATCGACAGAACTGCCAAATATAAGGAAGCTGAGATCGCAATAAGCGACTTAGCTCCAGCACTAGATTTGAATTTTGACTGTGAGAAATCCATCACTGCATTCATTGCAGCTAAGGCACCCATCAGAACAAGCATAGTGTTGGTTGCTCCATCAATATCGCCTTTGGCGTTTGCGAGCATCTTCAATGATAATGTTAAAATTAATACTGATACCGCAATTGATTTGAGTGATTTACCACCGCCCATTGAACCTTTAGATAAACTATCTGCTACACCGCCAACAATCATAAGTACAGTGGCAAGGTTTCCGAGCACCATTGCGTTATATACCAAAGTATCAGATTTAATACTTTCCATTACTTTAAGTGATATAGCGATAATTAATATTCCTTTGGATATCGATTTTAGTTCCTTACCGACACCTGATAAATCCGTAAATTTGTTTATTAACCCTGTAAGAAATGATAGACCCAGCAGTAATCCGGATATAATAACCAAGCCTGTTTCCGCTCTTTTTAAACCATCTTCGGGTAGTAAGGATAACACTGTTAAAGATGCTGCTAGTATGGCAATAGATTCTGCTACATTTTTTATTGCTTGACTTTGCTTGATCCATTTATCAGCTTTCAAACTTGCCGCCAAGCTATTTAAAACATTATCAACACTCTTTCCGAAATTCGAAAAGTCCGGTAAAAGTGTAAATATTTTTTTCACTGCTGATACAAGTTTAGTTATCTGCTTTACGGCTAATATCATTATTCCGCTGTTGGCAATTACAAGAATAGGAGCCCAATCGACATCTGCCAGCTTATCTTTCATACTATCGGCGAAATCACCGATACCATCACGAAGCTTCGATAAATTGTCGATGATTGTATTCCATGACTTATCTTTAAGCTTTTCCAGACCGTCACCAAACGATTCGAAATCACCGACCACTACGGATAAACCTTTGTGAGCAAGCTCTTTGAATTTTTCGATCCCTTTGCCTGCTGTATCAAAGATCTTATCCGTATTAACAAAATAATCGAAGACATTCTCTTTAAAATCTTTGAGAACATCTCCGATATTGTTCAGATCAATCTTATCAAGTTTTTTACATCTGTTTATGAAAGCTAAAAGACGATCAGCTCCACCGTCAAAGTAAATGCCAAGTTTATTAAGACTCTTACCCCATTCTTCCTGAACTTTTTTGATTCCATTTTGAACCTGTTCAGATTCATATAGCTTCGTAGTCCATTCTTTAATAGTCTTAGCACCAGTCTTCAGTCCAGAGGAGACAACTTTAAGACCAGTAGTGTAAAGAGTATTATTGTGGATAGCATCCCTAAGTTTTACAATGTTATCACCGATATTTGCTGTAAATTCAAGAATGTCTATGTCAGACATCTTAAGTAAATCACAGAGTGTACGGAAGCCAAATCGTAATGCTCCTCCGGTTATGGTGCCAACTATGTCCATAGCCGCAAACAAACCTTTAAGTGATCTCTGTAGTTTATCACTGGTTTCAGAATTATACATGAGATTAAAAGATAGAGAATGAACTTTATCTATAATTCCGTATAAATCGTCAGATGTAAACTCTTTAGGGAAGATGTCCTTATAGGCTGTCTTAACGTCATGAGCTATACGAATAAGACTTTTCCATGCATACCCAATGGATTCGATTGCTAAATCCCTACCGCCTTTTTTAGTAATATCGCTCATCAAATCATCGACATTACTCTTGAGTTTGTCAGTAGAACCAACAGCATCTTGCAGCGCTTTTACTGTATTTGGACCAACAATACCATCTATTGATAAACCTTTAGCTTCCTGAAATGCTTTAATAGCTGCAGTCGTCTCTGAACCAATAAGACCATCAGAACCGTATTTACTCAAATTGTATCCAAGCTGCTTAAGAGCTTCCTGAACGTTCTTTACATCGTCACCGGTATCTTTAAGATGTAACAATCTATCAATATTTAGGTTAGCAACTCCGCCGAGACTTTTCTTAAGTAAATCGGATGATACTGCCCCAGCACGAATTGCCTTCTCCAAAGAACCGTATTTCTGAACAAGAGCATCCGCATCGCCACCGTTTTCATTGATAGCAGCTTTTACTCTATCCTGAAAAGCTGTCGTTTCAATACCGGCGTCATTAACAGATTTAATAAATTTATCGTAATTCGAAGTAAGTGCATCGTAAAGCAAGTCATTACGCTTATTTGCAGAATTATTGATAATATCACTTAAAGTATCAGATACAACTGTAAGTGATTCTTTCGCCTGATCAAAGTCACCGACAATGTACTCCCAACTCTGAGTCCATCCAGATTGCATTGCTTCAGCCAGAGTATTGAATAACTGTGTGAATGTTTTTACTTTGGTTGCAGCATCATTAGCTGTCTGACCCATTTTGATTATCGAAGCAATCTGTTCATCGGTGTACCCCATCGTCTTCAGCTGAGATTCATTGAGGTCACCGGTAAATTTGGATAAGGTTTCGGTAAGGATACTGGATGTAAGCCATCCTTTACTTAAAGTTTCTCGGAATGATCCTTCATCCTTAATCATCTGGTCAATGGCAACACCATGAACACGAGCAGTCTCTTTCAGTGCATCCTGAAAGACCTGACCACCCATACCCGCATTTACCACGGAGTTCCAGTCCTGAAGTTTAACAGTACCAGCTGCTAATGCCTGTGAAAGCTGATACATAGCAGTACTTGCCTGCTGAGAGTTTGAACCGGACACAGCTGCTAAATTGGCAATACCTTTAATTGCCTGAACTGATGTATCCAGATCGACACCAGCCGCCGTAAATGTACCAATATTACGGGTCATTTCCGTAAAATTGTAAATTGTCATATCGGCGTAATGATTCAGCTCATCCAAAGCTGCATTTACCTGATCAAGGGTAGTTCCTTTGCTCTCTGTATTAGCAAGAATTGTCTGGACAGAGTTAATCTGTGTCTCGTACTCCTGGAAACCAGATTTCACAGGATCTATAGTCAAAGCGGATACAAGTGTTTTACCTGTTGCAATGGCAGAATTCGTAATGTTCTGCAGAGCTGTCATCCCGATGATTCCCATAGTAGAGAATCTGTCTGAAATGCTTGCCACATCTGACGCCAGATTTTTCATAGAGAAATTCTTGGCTGTACTTTCAAGGTTTGACAGACTTTTGGATGATTTGTCAAGGTTCAATCCCTTCTTGAGGTTTTCCAAGGAAATTAAGCTCTTCTTAACACCTTGCTCAAACTGGTCATTTCGGAATTGCATCTCGACGACTCGTTCATCAATACTACTCACAGTGAAGTTACCTCCTTCCACATTCCATCAGCCATTGCATCGAATATCGGTCGTAAAGCAGGATTAATATAATCCCTACCTTGGACATAGCCGCCGTTTCTCGTACCATGACCGTATTGCAGAATGATGGCAATATTCACACCTTTGTTAATATTTGAATTTGTCCAGTAAATAGAAATGCCCCCTTTGGAACGCTCTATGTTATAGTTCCAAGAGGAGGCGGTCTTTCCCGAATCAACAGGAGTCGCTTCAGCAAGAGCTTGAACGCCCTGCTGACAATATTGCTCAATGACTTTTAAATATTCAGCCCTGGACGCTTTTTTAAGAAACTTTTCTGTATGGTTGAAGTTTCCGCTATGCTTAAACGTAATCATTTTGAAATTTCCTTATCACTGACGGGCAATGTACTCAGCACATACAAAACCATAATACTTATTTGCGATGCGCACATAATACCAGTCTTCATTTTCACTATCTTCGATAGTGTCGCACACATCTACCAAATCGTTACGATTGAGTACTGGGTATTTTTTGATTTTTGGATTATCGGTACCAGCCCAAGATCGAACATTTAAACATTCGTTAGCAATGACTCTACCGACAAACTTACGGACTTTAGAAAGTTTTTTAGCGGTCGCTGTAGATGCTGCATCAGCGGTCGTTTCATAATCGATCCAAACATATCCATCGATATCTTTACAATTTCTGGAGTAAACTTTGTCGCAAACCATTCCACCATTAGCAATGACTACGTTCTTGTCAGTCCGCGACGTATTTCCGCCATTTGTATAGATTTCGGTAATCGTAACTTTGGTGACTCGTTCGATATGGCTACCATTACGGAAGATCACGAGAGCTCCAAGTTTAGGTTCTTTATGCCATGTACCATTTGCTTTGGCATGTTTCGTGATTTCTTCGCAGTTATAGAATCCACCACCCATATGTGCAAGAGCCTTCTTAAGACCAAATATAAGAACATCAATCCAGAACTGATACTCTGCACACCATGGCTTTCCCTGACAACCCGGCTGCCCCCAAGAGTTTACATCTCTTGCATATTTGGTATAGTTTGCAGAACCAGCATTAGCGGTTTTGTCATCGAGCATAGCTTCCGTAGCTTTCTCCATGTAACCAGTCTGTGCCGCCATAAGTTCAGCACATTTCTCCCACAGAGTTTTGGTTGTAGTCACGGGAATTGATTCTGCTGAATTGTTGTTTTTATCTAACTTATAATCAGTATAAAAGAGATTCATGTCGACTGGTCCAGAGATTCCTTCGACAGTTCCTTTACTTGAGTACTGCCACCCGATTCCTGCCGATGGTTTCAGTCTTTCCTGAACTGTACCATTGTCCTTGTACGGATATGATGCAATCCAATAATCATAATTAAGAGTCTTTGTATCAAGAATATTCTTGTACCAATTTGTATTGCAGTAAATACCGGCTTTGTATCCAGCCTTTGTGATTTTATTTAAAAAAGCCTTTGCAATACTTGCGATTGCTGCTTTTCCAAGAGCCGCCTGTTTGTCCCATTCCAGATCATAAAATACCGGAAAATCAAGGTGTCTATTATTGAGAACGGCTAAAACAGCATCCGCTTCTTTTTCAGCTTCGGCAACCGTTTTTGCATAACTGTATTTATATACCCCTACAAGTACTCCGTTTCTTGTAGCTCCTTTGTAATTGTGTTCGAAAGATGTATCAATACCTGTTTTCTGGTGAACACGAAGAATTGCTACTTCTACTGTTTTAGAGACCTTTTTCCAATCAGGTTTTCCCTGATAACTGGATACATCAATTCCTAAAAGTTTCATACTGTCACCCCTTCGAATTGTATTTATTTCTGTTTGCCTGATTAATCGCCCTATTACGAGCATATATATCTTTCTTACTCATCTTCTTTTTAGGAGAATTTTTAATATTGCAGACTTTAATAAGAGTGAGTAATCTATTCAAATGCCATTTTTCGCATTCGAACGGTATATTCAAAGCAATCATCCAATAATAAATTTCTTCAGAAGTTACTATCTTTTTGGATGATGTTTTCTTATCATTACCGCTTTTGAATGTCGTGGCAGTCATTTCATCGTTTATATAGTTTTCAATATTTGTAATGTCCTTACCTGAAAGAGCCTCATAATATGCAGGATCTACATCTCCGTTAAGAGTCATGCACCTGATATAATCTCTCATCTCACTGGGAGTTTTATTTGATGTCGAGAATGGCTTATGCCACTTAGATTCCCATTTTGAAATAGAGATGAGAGAATGCTCTAATTTAAGAACTATAGGTTTTAAATAAGTGAACTCATTCGTTCTTTCGTTGAATAATTCAACTTGATTAATATTTATGGAGAGCATTCTCAGACCTCCCTGTTGTGACTTATACGCCAGCTACAATCTGATCAGCTGCAACGTCAGCAGAAGCTTTTCTCACGCTTTCCGGCATGATTTCATTCGTAAATTTGATTGCAAAATCTGTATCACGCATAATCTTCATATACAATTTCTCGTATGCTCCTGTCTGTGAAAACGCTTCAGAAATCTCTTTGGATTTCATAAATCTTCTGCCATCCGGAGATTTCTCGCCATACGACTTAAGAATGAGGTCTTTGAACACAGCAAGAATTTTCTGCTTATCTTTCTCATCGATAATTTTTCTAAGCATTTTCTCCAGACCACCCGGATAGCTTGCTTCCATCTCCATAATCTCCGGTTCGCTTAAACTGAATCGAAGTGTTTCTTTTCTTTCATTGCCATCAAAATCTGTGTAATCGATAGTTGTAATAAACATAATGTGTACTCCTTTCCATATAAAAAGGAGCTCTATATTTCAAGAGCTCCAATATCATTCGTAATGTTATTCAGTTGCGCCGGTTTTTGGAAACATACCAATTACCTCTTTAAGGCTCGGAAGAGTAGGTTCATTGGTTTCGTCCCCATACAGTTTCTTTTCAAGCTCAGCGAGCTTAGCTTTGTCAGCTTTAGTAGAATTGATTGTGATTCTTGCAGACGGTTTATAGTCGCCGGTGTTGACTGGAGTCGTTGCTGCTTCCCATGACATTATGATAGCATCTGGATTATCATTCACTGACTCATACGCTGTTTCGCTCGGAGAGACAGTTGCATTGTATACAAGATGCAGTTTATAGCCTTTATCGGAATCCGTATCACTTCCGATTTTTGTACGATATGCAAGACCGAACGGCACTCTTTTCTGCTGTCCGATGTACACACCAGGACTAACTTCAACAGATCCATCGCAAGCAGCAAACTCATCTGGATACATGTAAGCTTCGATGGTCAGACCAAAGTCTTCGTCTGCTCGAAGAGAAGCATATTTAATGTTATCTGCATACAGTACTGTTTCCTCTGCACCAGATGGACTCTCTGTAACGCTAGACAAACCATTCCACGCAACTCCATTATCATATGTTCCAGAACCATCTGTTTTCTGTGTGTAAAGTACACCACGATCTACGCCGAGCTCATATTCACGTGAGCCAGTTTTATCCCAAACAATTGCAGACATATATTTTCCTCCTAATGTTTAATAATAAATGTGATAAATGTAATGATTCAGATTATCGGCTGTATAAGGTCTGTCAAACCGGCATCCCGGTAACATGGCTATTTTGTCGATAACATCTGAATCTGGATCTTTACAAATAAATACAAGTTCGTATTGTCTGGAAAAGCGATATGGAACGTTGTCAGCATATTCTGTATTACCGCCCTCCAAACGATATCTAATACAGGGATAAGACATTTTAAGATTATCAGGAGGCTGGAAATATACATTATCAGAGCCAAGAATTTCTTTAAGCTTTTTACCTAATTCAACTCTTTTAGACATTGTACTTACCTCCCAAACTTAAAATAATTCGGGGTCTCTGGATTTCAATACTCGTTACTTTCCATAAGACCCCCATCCACTGTACATATTTAATGGCAAAAGCATTTTCATAAGCGTAGCTGTCAGCCACAATGCTTATGCTGTTATTAACGATCACATCATCGTTTAACCCCTCCGAAGCTTGATATCTTTTCTGATTCCGAAGCACATCACCTTTATATAGTCGTTCTGTAAGTACTGCGCTATATACATCCGGGGATGTTTCTTCGGTGCTAAGATAACCTACTTTCCCATAAAACTTTGCCATTTTGAATTTCTCCTTCTAATCAGCCAACATGATCCTGAGTACCTTCGTCAGATCCAGCGACAGAAGCAGCTGTGACATCTTCTTCCAGAGCGATTGCAGAGTATACCCTTGTAAGGGCACCAGACAGTCTTGTCTCAATCAGGTATTTCTCCTGGTTGAAGTCAATATCAAACTGTTTAAATCTTGTGATTTCTCCACCCTTTGTAGAACCCACATGATAGTCATCAAGGTTTACGAACAGACCAAGCAGTTTCTTTGTTTTATTTCCAGTCTTAGTCGTACGTGTAAGACCTTCGAACTGTTCTGCAGTATGAATGGCAGATACATTAAGAGCTGCAGCAAGATCTGTTACAGAGTTGTAAATACGACGACCATTAAGATCTCTTGCCAGAAGCATCCGATTCAGAAGATGCGGTGTACAGTAGAATTCCAGAGAACCGGAACCTTTATACTGTTCTCTTGAAAACAGAGAAGCGTTTACGATTGCTTCAGCGAAGACATAGTTTTCGCCAAAGTTTGCGCTGGTGTTTGTGCCCTGCAGTTCTTTCTTAGCAGCTGCAATATCAATGTCAATATGAATGGTATACAGGTCATCATCATTCCAGATAGATCTGATATGTGTCTCTTCAATCTTTTCTTCATCGCCTTCAGCACGACCGTCACCAACCATGATAGCCATGGCGATTTCTTCATTAAGATTCATTTTCATGATGCCATACTGATACTCAA